GCTCGTTGGTGGAACCACCGTAGAGATCACCAGCGACCGACTTGGAGGAGGAAGTGGCCGAGAGGGTGGGGGCAATCTGGGTCGAGTAGAAGGAATCCTGGTCATCAATCACCTGACCACCGACGAGAAGCTCCACCTTGGAGATGGCGGTGGTCCAGTCGGGGACGATGTTCGATTGGGTGCCATCGGACTTGATGGGCATGAGGTAGACGTAGTTGAGCATGTCACCCTTGCGCTCGAATCGGATGGTGGACATACCACTGTTCGAAACGTTGCCCTGAATGACCTGACGCTCGACAGTTTGGGAAAAGTTCGTGTGACGTTTGTAGGTAGACCTAAAAAAGCTGACTTCGGGTTGACCGACGAGATGCACATCCTGAGCACCTACGGCGACGAGTTGGGCGATACCACCAGACATTTTATAATATAGTGAGAGTTTATTTTTAAGTAGTCATAAAATCATATCAAGATAGTTTTTGATATGATTTTTGAGAATGTCTTACAAATTCATAAATTATCCACAGTGATATGTACAGCCAATAAACGCTGCAACACTAGTCGAATTTGCTTCATCGGTTTGGTTACCTGAAGTATCCAAGTACCTAATTTGATACGCTTTTTCAGTTTCACCTGTATCTTCCCACTGGAACTGACCGTTTTCATCTAGATCATTAGCTAGTTCTTCTACGTACTTAATTTTAATGTCTTCATCTTCTTCTAGTAGAGCAGCGGGAGTATTTTTCTGTTCTTCATCGAAACATTCAAAGTATTTAATTCTTTCTCTTCTAGAATAGTCAGATTGTTGAATAGGACTTAGATCATTGTAAGTATTTTCACCGATTACATCCGTTGGAATTGTGTTGTGTACATATTCAATGACAGTCTCAGTCAATTGACGTTCTGGTATTAAATTTGAATAGTCTTCGTATGGTACTTCATTTTTAATTTCTTTCACGTATTTTTTAACTGTTTGCATGGATTTTTTTATTTTGTACTTCGGTTGTGTTTGGGGATTAAAATCACAATTCATTGTCGATTTAGCTACGGTGTAGTTATGAATCCTGTCATCGTCTTGTTTCATACCGTACCCAGCTATATTTGATGTGGTGATATAATCACCTGATTGTATATCACCGTTTGTATTTACAACCCATACAGCTCCCTCACCTACAGAGTTTATATAGATTCGGGTGTCACCAAGTTCTTTTGGAAAAACCGCATTAAATGTACCGTAAGAATCAACACGCCTATTTGGATCTTCTGTTGTCGAAATAACACCAAAACATGTTTTGTCGTAGGCGACGTTAGAAAGAGATACAACTGGTAGTGTTTCATTAATGGTGATAGCGTTAGAACCCGTCTCTACACAATTATCCATTCGTATATATTTGTTATTATTCGATGATGCGATTAATCCTTGGTAGGCATCAGCTTTACAAGTTGGTATATCTTTTAAGAAAGTTCTGTGTTGACCAGTGAAGTTCAATTGACCACCGCCAGAGTCAGATTCTAGAAACCCCACATCATTTCCCTGCCAAACATAATAAAATCTATTGTTATCATCCTGATGATATGAGGTATACCATGTCCCATTTTCTGCAGTGTAGGTCCATTGAGGCCGTCCACTATTAAAAGCTGTATAAATTCTACCACGTCTAGGATGATCTGGTCTGTGTAGGGTCCAGGATCCTGCTTGTCGCATTTCTACCCTATGCCTATTATCACCACCTGGTGATATATCAAAGGTGAACTTGAGATCTTCTTGTTGAAAAAAATCATCTTCAATTCCCCTTATATACGTAACATTCCCTGAAAAATCTTCCCTTGTTACATCATTAACTTGTGTATATAAACGTTCAGGACACGAGATCTCAACATCGGTACCAGTAACTTCGAAAGGTCCATTATTATTTAAAAACTGAAAAGCACTTGGAACTGATCTTCCAGTACTATTGAACTGTATATAAGCATCATTGGTGCCATTGTTAAATTGAATATGGGGTCTTCCTTCACTCCCTGCGTCAGTGTTTTCAATGAGTAATCCAGTTGCTGTATTGTCATCGTGTTTAATATGAAAACGTTTTCCTGGTTCGGTTGTACCAACACCAACTGAACCAGTCAAAGCGTTAACAAATAAATTGGCTGTACCTACTTCTAAATTTGACGAAACATTGACTAAACCCCCAAATACTTGAAGGTTGGTCGCCATATGAATTACACTGAGAAATATTATCCACAATGATACGTACAACCAATAAACGCCGCAACACTAGTCGAATTTGCCTCGTCTGTCTGGTTACCTGAGGCATCCAAGTACCTAATTTGATACGCTTTTTCGGTTTCACCTGTATCTTCCCATTGGAACTGACCATTTTCATCTAGATCATTGGCTAGTTCTTCTACGTATTTGATCTCCACATCCTCACCTAATTCCGTAGTTTCTCCACACTCTTTATAATAAGTTTGTTCTTCGTCGAAACATTCAAAGTATTTAATTCTTTCTCTTCTAGAATATTTAGATTGTTGATAAGGAATTAGATCATTGAATCTATTTTCATCAATTATATCCGTTGGAGTTATGTTATTTACGTATTCAACGACAGTCTCAGTCAATTGACGTTCTGGTACTAAATTTGAATAGTCTTCATATGGTACTTCATTTTTAATTTCTTTCATGTATTTTTTAACCGTTTGTATAGACTTTTTTATTTTGTACTTCGGTTGTGTTTGAGGGTTAAAATCGCAATCCATAGTCGCTTTAGCCACAGTATAGTTATGAAGTATATCATCATCTTGTTTCATACCGTACCCATCTATATTTGATGTGGTGATGTAATCACCCGATTGTATATCACCGTTGGTATTTACAACCCATACAGCTCCTTCACCTACAGAGTTTATATAAACCCTAGTATCACCAAGTTCTTTATCAAAAACTGAAACAAATGTACCAATGGAATCAGTACGTGTTTCAGGATCTTCTGTTGTCGAAATAACACCAAAACATGTTTTGTCGTAGGCGACGTTAGAAAGAGATACAACTGGTAGTGTTTCATTAATGGTGATAGCGTTAGAACCTGTTTCTACACCACCATCCATTCGTATATATTTGTTATTATTCGATGATGCGATTAATCCTTGGTAGGCATCGGCTTTAGAAGTTGGTATATCTTTTAAGAAAGTTCTGTGTTGACCAGTGAAGTTCATTTGATTATTTGCACCGTTAATTTCCATATACCCTCTATAATTTCCTTGGTAATTATAATAAAATCTATGACCAGTACTCTGTAAATAACGGGAGAACCAGTATGAAGAATTACCAATACCTAATTGTAATAAAGGCATACCACTACCTATAGACATCGCACACTTACCACTTCTATTAGCGTCTGGTCTCTGAGTAAACCAAGATCCCGTAAATTCCTGTCTAGTTTTATGGTCACCACCCGGTGATATATCCCATGTAAATTTTCGATATTCCATTTGAAAAAAGTCATCAGACATTCCCCTGAAATATGTAACATTCGAAGTTATCGATTTTCTGGTTGTGCCAGCTCTTTGAAAATAAAAGTTATTATCTCCTTGTAAAAATATATCATCATTACTACTGAACCGTGTACTCCCACTATTGTTCAACACCCCAAACCAATTCGCACTTGATCTTCCAGTACCATTGAACTGTATATAAGCATCATTGGTGCCATTGTTAAATTGAATGTGGGGTCTTCCTTCATTCCCCGTGTCCGTGTTTTCAATGAGCAATCCAGTTGCTGTATTGTCATCGTGTACAATATGAAAACGTTTTCCTGGTTCGGTTGTGGCAATACCGACTGAACCAGTCAAAGCGTTAACAAATAAGTTGGCTGTACCTACTTCTAAATTTGATGAGAATTTTACACTACCCGAAAATTCTTGAAGGTTGGTCGCCATATGAATTACACTGAGAAATATTATCCACAATGATACGTACAACCAATAAACGCCGCAACACTAGTCGAATTTGCTTCATCGGTTTGGTTACCCGAGGCATCCAAGTGCCTAATTTGATACGCTTTTTCAGTTTCGCCTGTATCTTCCCATTGGAACTGACCATTTTCATCTAGATCATTGGCCAGTTCTTCTACGTATTTAATTATAACATCTTCTTCTTCTTCGAGAGAACTGGCGGGAAGATTTTTCTGTTCTTCATCGAAACATTCAAAGTATTTAATTCTTTCTCTTCTAGAATAATCAGATTGTTGATAAGGACTTAGATCATTGAATCTATTTTCAACGATTATATCCGTTGGAATTGTGTTATTTACGTATTCAATGACAGTCTCAGTCAACTGACGTTCTGGTACTAAATTTGAATAGTCTTTATAGGATACTTCATTTTTAATTTCTTTCACGTATTTTTTAACTGTTTGCATGGACTTTTTTATTTTGTATTTCGGTTGTGTTTGAGGGTTAAAGTCACAATCCATAGTCGCTTTAGCTACGGTATAATTGTGAACTGCGTCATCATCTTGTTTCATACCGTATCCAGCTATATTGGAAGTGGTGATATAATCACCCGATTGTATATCACCGTTTGTATTTACAACCCATACAGCTCCTTCACCTACAGAGTTTATATAGACTCGGGTGTCACCAAGTTCTTTATCAAAAACTGAATTAAATGTACCGTAAGAATCAACACGCCTTTCTGGATCTTCTGTTGTCGAAATAACACCAAAACACGTTTTGTCGTATGCGACATTAGAAAGAGATACAACTGGTAGTGTTTCATTAATGGTGATAGCGTTAGAACCTGTTTCTACACAATTATCCATTCGTATATATGTATCATTATTTGATGATGCGATTAATCCTTGGTAGGCGTCAGCTTTACAAGTTGGTATATCTTTTAAGAAAGTTCTGTGTTGGCCAGTGAAGTTCATTTGTGCCTGACCGTCAGTGTTTAAATATCCCCTATTATTTCCCTGATAAACAAAGTAATATCTATTATTGTCGGGTTGATAATATGAAGTGTACCAGTAACTACCACCTATAAAAAAATACATACGTTGATGAGCCCCAAAATTTGTTTGTAATTTACCACGTCTAGGATGATCTGGTCTAGACCACACCATGGCCCCATCTTGATACATCGAGTGTCTAGTTCTATTGTCACCACCCGGTGATATATCCCATGAAAATTTATTAGTTTCTTGTTGCCAAAAGTCGTCAGACATTCCCCTTAAATATGTAACATTCTCACTTGCTACATATCTGTTTAGGTTAGCTCTTCTAAGACGTAATTCATTGGTTGCTTTAAGATAAGTATCAGTTCCACTAATATAAGTATCTCCACCAGTAGAACCATTTAACATTTGTAACCAATTTGCTTCTGTTCTTCCAGTACCATTGAACTGTATATAAGCATCATTGGCGTCACTTTTAAATTGAATGTGGGGTCTTCCTTCATTCCCCGTGTCCGTGTTTTCAATGAGCAATCCAGTTGCTGTATTGTCATCGTGTTTAATATGAAAACGTTTTTCAGGTGCGGATGTACCAACGCCAACTGAACCAGTTAAGGTGTCAACAAATAAATTGGCTGTACCCGCTTCTAAATTTGACGAAATTTCAACTGATCCGTTAAATTCTTGAAAGGTGGTTTCCGCCATATATGATTACATCACAATTTTTTTAGAAGCTTTTGAAACATGCTCCTTAAAAAATTGATTATAAATGTTACATAAAAAATATTAGTATCCAAACGTCACAGTTACCGGAGATGTCTGATGATCATTGATTTGTTTGAGTTGACCACCTGAAGCAGCTGAAACATATTCAACGAAAATGTTGTAATCCGCAGTTATCAGAGCTTGTATAGCCTGAGTTGGTTTAATCGAGACGGTTACATCCGTCGTTGTTGTTGATGTCGTCACGGTAGATGACCACGGGTTGTCGTTCGTACCACCAAAAATAGTGAGGGGTCCTTTGAATATGATGGGTGAAGTTCCACCTGATTTGTGACCACCCCCAACATCTAGAGAAAGTACGCTTATTTCTGTATCATCTTCGACGAGATGGGCTGTAATCTTCGCAGAGAACACTTCGGCTGCGAATACTATATCGAGTGTCGCCTGTGCGTCTGTTGTTCCAGCTGGGAATGTTCCCGCGTATGAGTATGTTTTCTTCGTGACCCCACTTGTGTTCGTCACGAGGCCACCAGCGATGAAGACGTTGGCGTCTACATTGAGGTTCGAGGAGACGTATACGTTTCCCGTGACATGGAGGTTTGCCGCTGGGTTAGCATCACCAATTCCCACATTACCCTTTTCGTAGCTCAAGGCATCTGGACTCTCTTCTATAGTCCAAGGTGTACTCACGAAAAGTTCTTTACCTTGATATAAATCACCCGAAAAGTTGATATCACCAACGACATCTAAAGAGTATTCGGGTGCCGATGTACCTACACCAACATTTGAAGTCGCAGATACTGTATCTACATAAAGAGCACTTGCACCTACTTCGAGGTTTGCGCTCACGTATACATTACCCACAACATGTAAGTTCGCCTCTGGGCTAGAGGTTTCTACACCAACTCTTTTGTTGGTTGCGTCAACGTGTAGAGTGTCGGTATCTACTGTGAGTGAAGTCGCAGTCAACACTCCGACGTTGGAGGTTCCATGGACATCGAGAGCATATGCAGGGTCCACCGTCAAGATACCCACCTTGTTACCCTCGGCGTCCACATGTAGGGTATTCGTATCCACCGTGAGGTTGGAACTCACGATGACGTTACCCACGACATGAAGGTTTGCCTCTGGGCTAGAGGTTTCTATACCAACTCTTTTGTTGGTCGCATCGACATGGAGAGTGTCGGTATCTACGGAAAGAGTCGTTGCTGTCAGTGCCCCGACGTTGGAAGTTCCATGAACGTCAAGAGCAAACGCTGGATCCACGGTCAAGATACCCACTTTGTTACCTTCAGCATCTACATGTAGGGTATTCGTATCCACTGTGAGGTTGGAGCTCACAATGACATTACCTACAACATGTAAGTTCGCCTCGGGGCTGGACGTTTCTATACCAACTCTTTTATTAGTCGCATCAACGTGTAGAGTATCAGTATCTACAGAAAGAGAGGATGCTGTCAGTGCTCCAACATTCGAGGTTCCGTGAACGTCGAGAGCAAACGCTGGATCCACCGTCAAGATACCCACCTTATTACCCTCAGCATCTACATGCAGGGTATTTGTATCCACCGTGAGATTCGAGCTCACAATGACATTACCCACAACATGTAAGTTCGCTTCGGGACTGGAAGTTTCTATACCAACTCGTTTGTTTGTTGCATCCACAATCAGAGTGTCTGTATCTACGGTTAAACTATCGAAAGTAGCCGCTGCGCCATATATATCATTCGTGACACCCAAACCACCCCCCACGATGAGGGCTCCAGTGGTTTTCGAGGTAGAATTTGTATCATTCGTGAGGGTCACGGCACCATCAGTGGCCATTCGAAGACGTGTATTCGTGGTCAAGTCACTCGAACTGTTTGCGATGACGAGATCATTTTCACTTCTATCTAGACCCATGGCGAAAGCTTCACCACCCGCCTGGTTCCAAGTCACAAAAGCATCTCCACCATCACTGGCAACTTCGAGGTTTACAATAGCGTCGTTTGTTGCGGAACCCGCCGCACTCTTCATGTAAATACCATTTGTCGTCTCACCAGTTCCGCTCACGAGAATGTGGAGAGGTGCTGTAGCCGCATTCGTTCCCACACCCACATGGGAACCTGCGTATACATTCGTAGAATGAATATTCGAGGCTACACCAATACCACCTGAAACAACGAGGGCACCTGTAGTGGTTGAAACTGCATCTGTGGTATCTTGTACCCTCGCATCACCCCCAACATCGAGGGAGACGGTGGGAGAAGCCTCGTTGATACCGACACGTGAACTACTCACATCCACAAATAGGTTGGAGACGGCACCGACAGTGAGATCATCTGCGAACGTTGAAGTGCTCATGACATTGAGCGTTTCGTTTATCACCAAGTTGTTTTGGATTTCTACATTACCTCTTAAATCGATCAACATTATATGATCTGGATCTTCATAATGAAGAATGTGATCATCTGAAAATGTATTTTGTGTATAACTAATTGAAAACCTGTGTTCATCTGCGTGATATATGACAGCTATATTAGCGTACTCACCGTCATCTTTATGTTCCATCATGATACCCGTGTCGAGGTTATGTACTTCATTGTTTGCACCGATACCGAAAATTCGATCTTCAATAGTTACATTATTCGACGAGATGATGGATGTGTTACCACTTAAAATAAGGTTACCAAAGAATTCAGCTTCAGCGGCACTCACTACATACTTTCCACCAGGTGTGAAATAAATAGAAGACTTTTGCAAGAATCCGTCAGTGCCTACCATTGGTACATGTTTATTTGTAGCATCTGTAAGACCAGCCACGGAAATGTTTGAACCAATCTCAATATTCGACGTCGTCACTATTCCTGTGGTAGCGTTCGTAAACTGAATTGTATTAGAAGTTGTGTTTCCAGTGTCAGTCACTTGTTGAAGTGTTTGAAGTTGTGTGAGTAGATTTGTGGGTAGAATCTTTTTAAGATCGTTGTTTGTGTCGTTGACATACACATAGTTGATGTCACCCTCATCGGCGACTATGGGAGCGTTGGGGATATCATTGGAACGACCAACACCCGTGACGTTCACGATACCATTCGAGTTCCCTTTCACGACCAGACCCACGTTTTGAATGAGATCATTGGGTCCATAGGGTTTTACATTAGAGAGTGCACCCGCCGTCACGTTACTGACATAGACGGTCTCGCCAGTTTGGAAATTATCTGTATCAACCCCATCGGCTCGCCCAAACGTCACGATGAGACCTTCTTGGTTGAGTGTAAACGCCTGGTACGCTACACCGAGGGCAGGCATAGTGGCACCAGAATTTGCTTGTGCTTTTCGAATAGAGAACATGTTGTTCCCGATACTACCCGTGGCATATACGGCATCACCTTTCGCAATTGTTTCTTCCGCCTTTGCGTAGAGGAATGTGTGGTTCTGCAACTGGTTCGTCCAGTTGGAGCCATCGTAGACGAGCATATCTTCATTGGCGAGTGCATTTTCACCGCCTATGAGGACACTGTTAAGTTGGTCGAGTTTGACTTCGACATTTGAGGTGAGGTCAGTGATGAGAGCTGTTGTTGGGTGATTAAGGGTCAGTGTACCATCTGTGGTTGTGTTGGAAGTCACATATGCATTTCCAACAACATGGAGGTTGGCTGAGGGGTTCACAGTCCCGACTCCAATAGAGTCGTTTACCACATCAACGTGAAGGGTCTCTGTATCCACAGTCAAGTTAGAGCTGACATACACATTTCCAACAACGTGGAGATTGGCTGAGGGGTTCACAGTCCCGACTCCAATGGAGTCGTTCTCCACATCCACGTGGAGTGTATCAGTGTCCACAGTCAAATTAGAGCTGACATACACATTACCCACAACGTGGAGATTGGCTGAGGGGTTCACAGTCCCGACTCCAATGGAGTCGTTCTCCACATCCACATGGAGTGTATCAGTATCTACAGTGAGGTTAGAGCTGACGTAGACATTTCCAACAACATGAAGATTGGCCACAGGGTTCACAGTCCCGACTCCAATGGAGTCGTTTACCACATCAACGTGGAGTGTATCAGTATCTACAGTGAGGTTAGAGCTCACGTAAGCGTTACCGACAACATGAAGTTCTGCGG